ATTACAGACTATGTTGTTGCCCTAGGGCATGGTCCATCCGATATTCAGGCGCTCCTAGACGGCGCTGAGGAGTGGAAGCCTATAGAGGTATATAATATAGAGGACCCAGAGGAAGACGGCCCTGAAAGGGTCAGCTTAGCCCAGTCAAGTAATGCAAAGTACTTTCTAAAATCAGTAGAATCACAGGTTGTGGTCTCGGCAAAAGATATCGCTCCCTACATTGTTCCTTGTGAATTTGATATCACATGTCTTAAGGATAAAGAGTACTGTGGACTTTGCCCAGTGAATGCGAGTGAGTTGAAAGCCCGAGTAAAAATTTCAGAGAAGCATCCTGTGTTACTGGAATTAATTGATATTCAGGCTGAGAACATGAGACGCGTTCTTAAGAGAGTTTCGCAGATACCTAGAGCATGTGATGAATTTATGATTGATATCGCTCGGACCATTAACGTTGAAGAGGTCCGACTTATTCCTCAGTTAAACATCGGAGATGATACACATGTAGTAAGGAGAGCCTTTTACGTAGGTTCAAATCTAGAAACTAATACCACGTATCAGATTCTGGCTAAGGTTGTTCCAGAGCCAAAGACTCAGTACGCCACGCTACTCATTTATGAAGCGAAGCCCAGTGTAGATTCATTGTCGATTTTCAAACTTAACATGGATCTTTCTGCATTTGAGCCTGATCGTTGGACCATTGAGGGATTAGATAAAAAATTCACTGAGATCTATGGTGATCTTTCTGCAAATGTGACTAGGATCTACGAAAGACAGAATTTACACATGGTGGTAGACCTAGCATATCATTCTCCCTTGTACTTAAACTTTCAAGGGCAAAGAATCAAGGGATGGGTTGAGGCACTGATACTGGGGGATTCTGGTCAAGGAAAATCTGAATGCTCTTCTAAGATGATGAGTCATTATGGCCTTGGTGAAAAGGTAGATGCGAAAGGAGCCTCCGTTGCTGGATTAATTGGGGGACTTCAGGAAACTGCCAGACGCTGGTTCGTATCTTGGTGTGTGATCACTCTTCAAGATAGAAGGTTGGTGATTCTCGAAGAGGTGAAAGGGCTCGCAACAGAAGTTATCGCGAAACTAACTGAGGTTAGATCATCCGGGGTGGCTGAGGTTTCGAAGATTGAAAAAGCAATGACTAACGCCAGAACAAGATTGATCTGGATCTCAAACCCAAGATCAGATAGGAAACTACTTTCCTACAATTTTGGAGTCGAGGCGATAAAAGAATTGATCGGGGCGTTGGAAGATGTAAGGAGATTTGATCTGGCGATCATTGTCACAAGTGGTGAGGTTGATAGAAGGATCGTGAATCTATCCGATGCAGATAAACCCAAGGCAAAGCACGTGTTCACCAAAGAACTTTGCCAAAACTTAATCTTGTGGGGATGGTCTAGAAATGTGGATCAAATAAAGTTTGACCCCAAGGCTACTCAGATGACTCTGGATCTTGCCTCTGATCTTGGAAAGACTTATGTCAGCAATATTCCATTGGTGGAGGCAGCAGACCAAAGGTTAAAGTTGGCTCGGATCTCAGCGGCATTAGCTGTTCGGACATATTCACATGATGGTGATTGTGTTAGAGTCAGACCCTGTCACGTCGAGTACGCTGCAAATTTCCTTGACAAATTATATTCAGCAGATACATTTGGATACTATGATTATTCAAGGATGATAAAGACCGAGAATGAATTGCGTGATGAGGAAGAGGTCGCTGAAAGAATGCGGGGAACATCCTATGCGAAGGACGTAGTAAGATCAATGCTTGATACAACAAACTTTACCGCGTTCGATGTCACAGATTGGACTGAGTATTCTTTAGAAGAATCAAGAGGACTCGTAGGATTCCTCGTTAGAAAGAATGCTCTTAAGAGGGCGCGTAGGGGTTACATGAAAACTGTGGCCTTTATCGCGCTGTTGAAACAATTGGAGAGAGAAGACCTCAAGAATGAGGACGACTTGGAGGACAGTGAAATATGAATTGTGAACTATGGAGAGAGAAGTGTGGAAACTGCATACACTTACTTTGTAGGGAAGGGGATGTAGATTTTCCATGTGACCTTGAGTACCATCCCAGTGAATGCCCAGGAATAGATTGTGGTTGTGAGCTATGCAAATTCTTTAGAAGAGAGCCGGGAACAGGCTTCTTTATTGCCTCATGTATTCATGAAAAATCTACAAACGAATGGGTAGAAATATATCATGGAGAAAAGATCTCTGAGGCGCTAATTCACTGGGTGTGCCCGCTATGATTTATCTAATAAGTCTAACGAATCATTCCCTACATGCCTTTCACAACGGGGATTATGCAGCCCGTAGGAAAATAATATCACAGGGATGGAAAGCCTATGATATATGGCACGCCATGACACAATTTGGACATGAAGGCAAAGTGCTGAAATATTCAGAGATAGATAAGATCGAGGAAGGTTCTATAGTCCTGATACAAGGAGGGTGGTTCTCTGTTGCCCAGCAGGAAATCCTCATGAATCTTTTAAGAATGCCTATCAAGCTCATTGCTTTGAACGAGGATGATGTTCTTCAGGATTTTAGAAAAGCCTTCAAGGAAGTTGGATTAGAAAAATTGGCAGTGATCTCTAATCATGATGATCCTGAATACTGGCTCAGAGAAAAAGGTGGTAAGTTGAGATACACTATGAAATGTACCTACCCGAATCTTTATCGGATTGATAGAAAACCTAATGAAATTCCTTCTATTAAATTTGGGTACGTAGGAAATTGCAAGGCAAGTAGGAAAACTGTGTTGCGTGAATTTGTTGGAAGGGAGGATCTTACGCTGACTGGGTATGGGTGGATAAAGAATGGTTTTAACGCCAACCCACATTGTGCTTTCGTTGATCTTCAACTGGCTTTTCAAGTCTCGGAAATTTCATTACATTTCTCTGACGCACGCTGGAAGCCGTTCGGTACGCTGACACCTCGTGTGGCCCAGTCCCTTTGCTGTGGCCGCCCTCTGTTATTCCATAAGAGCGTATTCAACTCAACACCTAAGGGGATTAAGATACCTGATGAATGGTTCTTTAAGGACAATAAAGATCTTGACTCTGCGTATGGTTTCGATACGGTCTCACTGTGGAAACATCAGTGCGAAACGCTCCTACCCTACTTTGAAGTGAGCGCGGTTAGAATTGCACATGATATATTGGAGAAAGAAAATGAGTAGATATATTTTAGGGACTGGAATAAACGCGTTAATCTTTGCACACTATAATCAAGACTTTCAAGTGATTGATCCGCTGGGAGATGCCCTAAGACCAATGCCCTTAATAATGGATCACGTAGTGACATTGCATGACAACGAAGAGAATAGGCGACTGTTGCTTGACTTGGGAATAGAACCAGAGCCCCGTGAATTGCCTATCAAATATTTCTTCAATGGTAAATATTATCCTTACATGCCTTCTCCAGTAATTGATGATTACGTTCATAAAAAGATGGGCTGTAGGGATGATCTTATGGATACTGATAGAACGCTCAGCGTACCTGGAGATACCTTTAAGTTTCTTGCAAATAAGATCACTGATATTTATGAAGGTTTATGCTTGAATATCCTTCCACAGCATGATCTATTGCAAAGGATAGATAGCAAAGTTATTAAATTACACAACGCAGGGGAGTTAGAGTATGATCAAATTATTTCAACTATTCCAGCAAACTTTTTCTGGAATTACTGGCAAGGAAGGAAGCCTGAAGCCCTGGATCTTAAATATGGTGGAGCTACATTCAAGGTGTGCAATGATGCACCAGAGCAGGACGATGATAGCTTTGCATTCGCCTACTTCGCCGATGCCCGTCCCTACCATAGGGTGTTTGGCCTGCGAGATAAGTATGTCTATGAGTTTGCGGGAAAGCATGATATCGAAGATGCCACCTATCTCCCTGTGTCGTACATCAAGACAGATAAACATAACATCCCGCCTGATCGGATCTTGTTTTGTGGTCGACATGCCACTTGGAAACACTGGTGGAAGATCCAGGATACTGTTCGCCTGTCCCGCTCTCGTTTCACTTGGGAACATATGTGGAACAGGCAAGCATTCTTCCAAACAAATTTTTCCGATCTCAACAGAGATGTTGGTGAGCTTACAGAAGATACAATATACTACAATACCTGTGTAGTTGATGAGCTTCATGAAATGCTCAAGGAATTAAATTGGAAAAAGTGGAAACCCGGTGAGAAGCCTGATAGGCAAAAGGTTCTTGTCGAGTACGTGGACGCTTTAAAATTTCTAATGACTATTGGTGCGATATGGAATTTTGACGCCGACGAAATTTATAGAACGTTTCAACAAAAATCAAAAGAAGTGGAGGAGACCTATGAGTTACTGGGAAAAGAGAAAGAACTTGAAGTACTATAAGAAAGTACTGGAATTTGCAGAAACCTATGGCAAAGGGCGAACAGTCCTTGACATTGGTGGAGGACAAACTGAGTATATTCTGGACATCGAGAATCCAGAAAAATTCTTGGTTGATGTAAAGCCTGTTAAACTTGAGGGAGTAGACACCTACACTGCAGACTTTATGGAATGGGGTGAAGGTCTGAATATAGATCTTGTAACTTGTCTTCAAGTCCTCGAACACGTAGGGGATCCCTCAGCTTTTATGAAAAAGATATTCTCGATATCTAAAATCGCGATTATATCGGTTCCCTACAAGTGGCCGGAAGGAATTTGTGGTGGTCATATTTGGGACCCGATTGATATGGATATGTTTATGGGTTGGGCTGGTCGCGAACCTATAGACGTGACAATAGTTAAAGAGAGGATCCGTGAAAGGATCGTAGCTGTATTTAAAGGAGATAAACATGTTTAAATCATTCAAGGGAGAAATCCCAAAGACAAAATTCATTCCACTCTATAGACCAAGGATAGTAGTGGAGTGCCCGAACATGGCTGAGATGATCCCTCGTTTGAGAAAAGTGATCGGGGCAACTTGGGCCGAGGATATCAACGAGGCGATGTCCATAGGTGATGAAGATAAACTATTTAAGGGAACGGCTCTATGGCAAGGGCTCGAGTATCTTCAGTTCTTCATTACAATTCAGGACGTGTCAAGAATTTTCACGCACCAATTAGTTCGAACGAGAATTGGAGCAACGTATTCACAACAATGTTCTGGTGATGCTGACTGGAGACACCATGATATTCTGTATCCACCATCAATAACCCCGACGATTGCTGAAAAATATGTTCGTCGTGCTCTTCAGAATAAAATGGACTATGCTGAATTCATTGATGATGGTGGAAGTGTTCAAGAAGCGCGTTACTTAATTCAGCAAAATTACTCAACGTTCATTATTATGAACATCAATCTGGCTGCGTTGGCTCCGTTCATAAAGAAGCGCCTTTGCCACCAAACACAGTGTTGGGAAATGATAGCTGTTGCAAGAGAGATCCGCAGACAAATTTTAGAAAGCTATGAATTATTTGCCCCTATGCTTTCTGATGATTGCGCAGAAGGCAAATGCTTCTGGGCACGCTCTATCAAGGCGGGAGATCCTGATGCCCATACTAATCTTTACAAGGAAGATGGTACGCATTTTGATCGCAGCTACAGTGATGTTCCCAGCGTGTATCCAAAGGGACATTATGAAATGATCAAAGGAAATGAGGACGGACATTTTTACTATGAAGGATCTACAAAGGTGGAGTCATGGGATTAGCAGCAGACATTTGGAAAAGGCACGCCAAGTTTGGAACAGGCGTTGAAGTAAGGGGTAAGCGTTTCATATCCGTGAGGAAGACTGGAATCAGTATCCTACTAAATATCCAAGCTCGGGAAATTGATCCTATCGAAATCGAGGATGCGATAGTCAAAGAGTGGGGAGAAAACACTCTTATGGAACTTACCCGGACAAGACACATTCTGTTGGAAGAACCTTGGCGTAGGGATCTGGTATCTCACTGCAATGACACCGTTGATGCAACAATTCCGCTGTCCTGTATTTCCTTACTACATGTTCTAATGCAACCCTGTGATCGTTTAAAATCTAAGATGCAATTTCAACTGAACGTGTACGCCAGATCAATTCATGTTGAAAAACTGGACGAGGATCTTGAACTCCTTAGAGATGTCATTGCGTGGTTGTTAGAGCCGCTCGAAGAATTCTACTGGGAGGACTATGATCCGGTCCTTAATATGAAAATTGCAGACTATCACGCGGAGGTAATAGACCGATGAAACTTGTTGAAGTATTTATATGGATAGCAATAGCTGCTTGCGTAGTGATCAACATAATGCAAGGAATGGATCGCAAGAATCTTGAAGAGCGAGTAGAGTTTCTTGAAGAGAAAGCCTGTTATACTGAGTTAGATAGGTATCATACAAGGCTCGCGTTAGATGCCTATGGAATTAGCGTAGGAGCTTTTGAGGAGGCGAGGGAAAATGATTATTGTAGAAGGACCAAATAAGTGTGGCAAGTCAACCCTAGCTCAAGAAATTAGAAAAGAGCAGGGACTGCGTCCGGTTTATATCCGGTCATATAAAACAAAGTCCAGAGTATGGATGACCAGCATGGCCCAAGTTACCGCTGGGATAGACACTATCATAGATAGGTGTTGGATCACTGAGATGATCTACCATAAGAAGCCAAGACTTCGCTTGGATCAACTAATGTATCTATCTCTCCTTACTTTTGGAAACGCCAGAGACGTGTTAATTCTTTTGCCCCCAATGGAAGAGTTGAAACGCAGGGGACTGGACCCAAATGAAAAACCTGAGGGAGCATCCTTTCCAGCTCATATGATCTACAAAAGATATAAGGCATTGCTCAACAAGCGGCTCCGCGTTACTACCTCTGACAATTACACTGTGTATCTTCATAAGTATTTGGGAAGAGGAATCTTAGTAGACAAAAAGAAATTGTACACTTCTAAAAGATTATATGGGGTAGGTACTTTGGAACCCGAAGTTCTTTTCTTGGCTGATAAAGTTAATCCCAGAGTCTCAAAGAAAATGAGCGTACCCCCACTGGTTCCGGTAGATAGAACGAGTACTGGATCCTTCTTTCTAAATATGATCCATCATTCCGGAATTGATATTGGGAAAATACACGTTCACAATTCTATGACACCGTCTGGAAAATACTACTCGAAACATCTAGTAGGAATACTCAAACCTAAAATCATTATTGCGATGGGTGATGTAGCTCACGAGGCAGCCAGGGTCCATTTTAAATGTAAAGCAAAAGTAGGGAAGATACCACACCCGGCAAAGTTGAATAGGTTCGAGGCAAACACAGAAAAATACTATGGAAGGGAGTTAGAAAATGTTATTAAAGAACTCGGAGGATCTGCCAAACTTTTCAAATGATGAAACGTTGATCGTGGATCTGGAAACAACATCTTTCGATGACAAGGTAAGCGCCTTTGAACCTTTTAATGGGCACCGTATAGCAGGCGCAGCGATTGGGACACTTGATGCAAAACATCAATGGTACATGCCTCTTCGCCATCACAGTGGAAACGATAATGAGAACTTTAATTTTACACAAGGAATTAAATGGCTCAAAGATGTGATGGGATCCGGTAGGGACATTGTAAATCACAACATAAAATTCGACGGTAGATTCTTTTGGCAAGATGGAATAATGTGGAATGGTCTCATAATAGACACGATGGTTTTGGCAAGACTTGTTCACAACGCGCTTCCATCTTACTCATTAGATAATCTTGGCAAACTATTCTTGGGAGCGGCTAAGGATCCGGCTGTCTCTGCCTATGCAAAATCAATAAAGACCAAGGATTGGGGAAGGGTTCCTACACACTTGATGGGACCTTACGCGGAACAAGATGTGAAACTTACAGCTGAATTATTTCACGAATTAGAAAGACAACTTCCCTCCTACTCGGATCGTGTTTGGGATATTGAAAAGCGTCTTACAAAGTGGATCCTTCGAAGTGAGATCACTGGCGTAAATGTGGATTGGCTAAAGTTGAAAAAGACTTATGCTCGATGTCTTCAAGAAATGATAGACCTTCACGAACAAATAAATGAAGCAGCTGGTGAAGAGATGGATCCTAACCAGGAATCAGAAATTACTAGGATCCTAATGGGCAAGTTTGGAATAATTCCAAAAGCCTATCAAAAGAAAACCGGAAAACCTCAGTGGAACCAGATGGCTCTTACGACTCTCGATCATCCAATTGGTCCCTTAATTGCTAAGTATAATTCAGTGAAACATTATTCCAATACCTACTGTAAAGGATGGATTAGACGAAGAGCAGAAGATGGAATGATGCACGCAGATTTCAAACAAAGTGGGACGAAGACTGGCCGGTGGTCATGCAAGGATCCGAACTTACAAAATGTTCCACCTGAAGCGGAAGTTCACCTGCTCGCACGGGAAGGAAATGTAATTGTGGCCTTCGATTATTCCCAGGTTGAATATAGAATCTTCGGCCATTATACAAACTCGGAAGCAATCCTCGGAGCATATAAAGAGAATCCCTACATGGACTTCCACGGGCATCTTGCAGGAATGCTAGGAGTGGATAGACAATTCGCGAAGCAAATGAATTTCTCGTTTATCTACGGAATGGGAAAGAAAGCTCTTATAAAGAACATAGCTGGTCTTTTAGCCCTTAAGGGAGCGGAAGATGAAAACATGCGGGAACAAATGAGAGCGTACCTTACAGGTGGTGGTCAGCAAACAAAGGATAGGGCTAAGCAATTAAACACAGGGGAAACAGAGCAGCTCGCCCTAAAGATCTATGCAGACTATCATAATAAGTTTCCGGACATTAAAAAATTCCAGAAGAAGGTAGAAGGAGCTGTCAAGCGTAGGGGATGGATAAAGAACTATTATGGGAGGAGATATGTGTTCGGGGAAAATGCTCCCAGACATAAGTCTACAAATTATATCATCCAAGGATCAGCTGCGGATCTCTGTAAGGATAGGATAGCAGCCTTGCATGAAGAGCTCATAACAAAATATCCGGAATGTTTATTCATGACTACTGTCCATGACTCAGTTATCTTTGAACTTCCTGAGGATCAATATGTGGATTTTATAGTCGATGCTACGAAGGTTCTTGAAGATACTGATTTTCGTGTCCCAATGTTGGTCGATGCAAAAGTGGCTCACAGGTATTTGTCCCAAGGAAAAGAAGTCCCAGTTCGCTTAGAACAGGTCGGGGAAAAAGAATATAGGAAAAGTATAATTAAGTGTATGCAGGAAAGTAAATCTGTAAAAATGAAGGAATGGGGTTCATGAATTGTAATCTATATTACCGAAAAATTTCGGCTTCTGATTCGGCGTATACGCCAAGTTCTTGGCAAGGGCTATATAAATATACCACTTTCCGCTGTGATCTAGCCATTCGCCGACTGGTTACACGTGAGCGGTACTTAGCCGCTATAGTACCTAAGTGTTTAATTCTATTACATAAACGTATTATTTTAGTACTAGAACGCCGTCTAAAGCGGAACGATCTATTTGATCTATTATATCGGCAAAACGGATCTAACGGCGTTCTAGTACAGGACCCTAAGTGTTTAATTTCATTACATAATCTACACAAAACGTACCTTTTTTACTTTTTCAAAATAGCGGCTAAAATTAATTTGATCTCTAAGTGGTTATTTTTATTATACTTTTCTAATCAGTTGTTTACATCTCAGATAGTCGTGATACTATGGAACCATGGAGCCACGGGGCAGGCGATAAACGCTCAGGAAACACGCCGCCCGCCCAATGTAGGGAGTGGTCAGATGGACCGAAATTCTGGCTTAGCCCGAAAGGCGAAAAAGCAGTATGATTTTTACGGTAGTGACACGAGTTCTTTGACAACTAAATTTTTGCACCTCACCTCCACGGGTGGTAATTTTTTAATTAAAATTACTCCCGAATACTTTTTAGAATTTAGAAGGTATTCGGGAGTAATTCTACTCCCAATAATTATAGGAGATGAGCAAATGAAAAATATCTACAGAATTCGCGTGACCAATGGAATCAATAAGGGCTACGAAACTTTCGCAAACAGCAGAGAAGAGTACAACGAAATTAAAGCGGAATTGAAACTCAGCCCTCGCACAAAAATCTACGCGAAAAAGATACCCAACCCAATGTTGAACGCTCTCGAACACGCTGATGCAACATTATAATTCCTGCTGATAGGGCCCTTCGGGGCTCCTTCAGGAGTAATTATGCTCCCACAGATTATAGGAGGTGCTATTATGGCAAAAAAGAAAATTGAAAAGGAAACAAGTGTTGCGGACGTTAAAAAGAAACCTGCGATGACACAGGAACAACAGGCTGCTTACGATGCAGCAGTGGATGAGATTAAAATTAGTCTAAGGCATATGAGAAAAGCCCTCGAAATTTTAGAAGAGGTCCCTTCGCATCACGCTTCCCTTTCCAAACTTAGCATGCAAATTACCAGAAAATTCAATTCCTTATATAAATTCTGGTATAACAGATCGCCTGATGTAAAAGCGGATCGCGATGTTAAGAAAAAGAAGCGCCAGATAGAACGGAAGAAAAAGCAGATAGCGGAACTAGAAGCCGCTCTCGAGAACGAAGGTTAAATTTATCCCCTGCCCCTACTGGGGGCAGTGATGTGGATTTAACTAATAGGAGGTGTTAAATGGGTTGGATTGAAAGTAAAGAAAAACTAGAAGCTGACCGAAGGGATGCTCATAGAAGACTAACTTTGACTGCCAGTGAAATTTTGGCTGTGAAAGAGGACATTAAAAAGCTACAGGACAGGCTTCCCAAACTTCAGGAGCAATGTGATCGCCTGAGACAGCGTAGGGATCGATTTGATGCCGAATGGGAAAATAAATACAGCGATGACTCGGTCAATTCTAAAAAAGCGAAACTTGAGAAATTGAAAGATCAAATTAAGAAATTAGAACGTGAGGTTTAATTGCTGCTAGGGCGCTTACTGAGCGCCTCATGGAACAATTAAATTATAGGAGGTGTCAAATGTATTTACGCGTAACGGTGGAATGTGATAAAGATACACAAGTAGACATTCTTGGATCTTTACCGGACATAGCTTGCAATGGGCGTGTTAAAACAATCGATGAAGATGAGAACACTAGAACTTACGAGTTTGAACCACAGGAAGAAATAGTCAACGTAAGTGTATGGGGTTAAGATGAAACTGGCTTCGGCCAGTACGGGACAGGATGGGCTCTCCCCGCTGATGATTTAGCCCAAAATTTAGGAGGTGCCAAAATGGCAAAAAGTAAAAATGCGGCGAAGGGAAAGGACACAAAGAAGGAAAAAGCTGAAGAGGTAACAGTGGTACCTGAACTCAGGGATGAAGCTGGCAATCTTTTCAAACTCAAAGGAAAAGACTTTCCCAAAACCAAAGAAGGTCGGATCGCCTGGTGTGATTACCAGATAGCGCGGTGGCAGGAGAAAAAGCTTGCCGTAGAAAAGCGCGACGACCCCGCAGCCAAGAAATTGGCAAAACTCGAGAAGCTCAAAAAGCAGCTCTCGGATCTCGAAAAAGAGATCGAGGAGGAAGCAAGCGAGTAATTTGTGCGGAGGGCCCCATCGGGGCTCTCTACAGAGATTATTCTCTAAAGGAGGTGCAGCATGATTGAATGGTCAGATCTATTCTACAAGCCTAAAGTTTATAGGCCGAATAAAGTAGGGCTGCCTATCTATCAGGAGGAGAAGCATGATGGGCACTGTGTCGCCATCGTACAGCTGAGTAGCGTAAACATTTATACGCCTCACAGAACTGGCAACCCGTTGAACATTAGTAGGGAAGTTAACGCTCCAGACTGGGCTGAGGATTTACCAAAAGACTCGGCCGTAATTTGTGAGTTAGTTTATCCAGGCAAGCCGGCCACTGATGTTCCGCGCGCGATCAAGTCTTTTCCAGAGAGACTCGTCTACATTCCATTTGCAGTTCCCTACTACGAAGGGTACGATTATCGGGACTGTAGTTATCTAGCGATGCACGAATTGCTAGAATCTGCAACGGGAAGATGCGCAAAGTACATCAAGCATATGGAACCACCAGAGATCGAGTCAATGAGAACCGAGGCAAAACAAAAGGGTCTTGAAGGGTACGTTTTAAAGGAACGCGGCTTTTCAAAATGGTGGAAGGTAAAGGTGATCCATACAATTGATCTCGAGGTAATCGGGTTAGCGGATGGACGCGGAAAGTATCGCGGAAAAGTAGGAGCCATTAGGCTTCGTGACAAAGAGGGTATTGAGATCCAGTGTAGTGGAATGTCGGATGCAGTACGCTTCGCTCTCAGTGGTAAGGATCTTGGAAGAATTTGTGAGGTGAAGTTCAACAGTAAGACTAGTGGTGGGAAACTGCAATTCCCAAGATTCATCCGATGGAGAGATGACAAAGGAGAACCAGATGGGATCAGAGACTAAATTCCAAAACATGGTGAGGAAGATCATAGAAAAGCATGGGGCTAAGACTGAAAAGTTGCATGGGAACATGTACCAAGTAGGACTGCCTGACACTATGATCTTAAGACCAGATGGGTACATAATTCTAATCGAGTTCAAATGGACACGAAGCTATAATCTTACCAAGGGTGAGCTTTTCAAAATGCTACGCCCTGCCCAGCGTGGATTCTTCATTCGTTGGAGGGAATCCCCTACTTACATTTGCGTAGGATCACCTCGTGGTTGCGGGCTTTTCTTAGCGGAACATATGACGTCAGATTATTTTGACGATCAGATTAAATGGGATGACGTTCAGGAAACCTTTGAAAATTTAATGGGGGTATATTCGGATTAGCGAAGAAAACGGCTCTATCGCCGTCTGGTAAAGGGTTATTGGCACCACAGACCTATGGGATCGGGACAGGTAATCCTACGGTCCGCGGTGCCAATCTTTTATACCAGTCCACCGCCGATGGGAACACGCCTTTTAACTTTCCCTGAGAGCATCGCGAGCCACCCTAACCACTTATTTACCCTGCCGAGTTTCTCACCTATAACCCCAAACTTTTTCAAGAAGTCTTCAGTTAAGAATGGCAGCATAATTCGAATGGTAATCTCAGTTAGAGATCCCAGACCGGATAGCAGAGTAGGAATCTCATTCAACGATATCTTGTCGTCATCGTTGAGCGTACTCATTATTTCTGCCCATGCTTTGTTGATGTTCTCAAGCTCATTTTCCAGAGCTTCCCCGAACATCTTAAGGACCCCTACAATCATTGTAAGGATCAATCCTATTTTGGGATCAACCTTGGCCGCCGTTAGTACCCCTGCGATCAGGTCCACCACTGTGATCAATGCTTCAACGAGAATAGGAGCCTCGCTAGGTTCCAGTTTCCCATCTTCAAAAATTTCTTGTAGCTCTTCCCATGAGGAAAGAACTTCTTTTTCATCTGACATTTTCGCACCTCCGTAGTTGATTATTCCTTCGACGAGAGCCATTGCTATTTCAAGCCTTTCCTTCTCTTCGTCAGCCTTTGCCAAGTTTTCCGGATTGGAAATGAACAAGCATTCCACAATCACTGCAGGCATCTTTGTTCCCCTCAATACTTTGAAAGGTCCACGTCCCGTGGCAGTGTCGGTTTTAACGCCACGGGGTTTAAGTTCAAGAGCTTCGCTCATTACATCATGAATGCTTTTAGCGAGCTTCTTTCCTTCTGTTGAGTAAGGACAATAGATAACTTCGTGACCTTTAGCAGAGCTTCTTTTCGCAGCATTGAAATGCACAGCCACGAAAATATCTGCTCCTCGATCATTCGCGATATCGCATCGCCTCTGGTTATCTACCTTCTCATCCAGGGTTCGAGTAAGGAAAACCTCATGCCCGCTGTCCACAAGCAGCTTAGCCGCTTTCAGGCTTACGTCCAATGTAAGATCCTCTTCTTCGATCCCTCCTGCCACAGCCCCTGGATCAGGGCCACCGTGTCCTGGGTCAATACAAATAAGCATCCTATCCCTCCTTTATTTCTCGTAACAACTCATCTAGCTTTTCAACTAGTTTATCAACAGCCTCAGTTATGTGAAAGCCCCAAACGATGGGACGTTGTTTGTCATCAGTAAGTGCGTAAACTTTGTACATCTCATTGACCTTACATTGAAGATCCTCTAGAGGATCTGGCTTTCCTCTTTCAACGAAATGCGTGACCATTGGTTTGATGATATATTGGAACACCATGAATATGAAAACTCCGATCCATCCTAACTCTGCCAATGTATTTTCCATGTGCCCTCCTAAGCAGTTTGTATTTTAACAGACATATAAAATTCTTTATTAGTTATTTCTACCCAACTTCCGTTCTTAGAAAAAGGCGCTCCGCCCGCATACACGCTACTACTATCATCGCCCATGAGATCAAAAGCATGCGTATTATATTCCCATACAATGGCATATTTTGTAGCAGCTGCCACCGCATATATTTCAGCTCCTTCAAAAACAAACCATGCTCCCCTTCCAATGGGGGCGCTACCCGCAGGGAAACTAAAAGCATTAGAGGTAGCAAGGACCAATCCCGTAGGCTTTCCTCCGCCATCTACTGCAAATAATTTAGCACGCAGTGACCAGTTAGTAGCGATGTTAGTGTAAGCTATATATGCAAACACCTCAAGTAGATCCCCAGCGTTTATAGTAGTGAAACTTTCTGCTTTATCTTTTGTACTATATCCAGTAACACGATCATCAGCATTCCCAGTAGTAATAATGTCGTACGAAAAGTTTATAGGATACGGATCAATCCATTTAACCAAACCAAGATCAAGAGTGTGTTCTCCTCCTATCTTGATATTGTGCTCTATTTTCTTTACCACGTATAGCATATCTATATCTACGTCTTCGAATAATACCTGGATCTTGGCATTGAAATCTAAGTTTAATATATCAGGATATTGCTCACGAATAGTGATGTCTGCATGAGCCTCTGGATCTGCATTATTGGCTAGAAAGAAATTGCCTACACCAGTAACATAATCCTCATCATTAGGTGATAGTTCATTATCAAAATCTATATATCGAGTTCCATAGATATTAGCTAAACTATTCCCTATCAACTTACTGGATGCGCCCCAATGAACCGTGGCTTGGTTCAATAAATTTTTAAGATCTATATTAGTTTCGAAATCTGCAGTATTGCATACTTCAAAATAATAATCTGGAGAATTGCCCCTGAGGAATTGGTTATTTCTAAAGTAATAAACTCCATCACCACCAATCCAATGATAGTGTTGACCGCATTCAATTACAGTTTCCAAAGCAGCTACTAGATCTTTAGAGCTCCAGGTAACATTGGCCAAGACTTCTGGATCAGTTTCAAGGTCGTATTCATCACTTTCCAATCCAGCAGTGGTCAAGCAAGACTCAATTATTTCATCCGCAGTTTTTCCAGTGAAGGTTCCAAAATTAAGATCTTTCTTATTATCGAATTCATCCCATTTGTCTGCCAAAGAAATATCTAATTGATATGGTAGCCCATACGTAGGGACCATCCTATCTATCTTGCCACTGAACAAGGAGTACTTAACTGAAGAATACTCAGCGAATATTTCTACCCTGCTGTTAGGAAGCACCCAATCGTACCCTGCGTTACTCTCTTCCCAGAACTGGGCTTTGTAGGGAGAGTCATCTGAATTTAAAAAGAATCTTTTATCTGTGTTTCTCACTTCGAGATCACCAGATCCCTTAACTACTTTTCCGTTAGGTTCATTGATCCCTACTAAGGTTCTAACCCTACGAACAAATCTAACAATGTCATGTGCTCCGTGTAACCTAAATACTAAGTCACCAGATAAGGGCACCCACGTAACGGCTCCCGTGGCAATCACCTCATTCAACTCATACCTCTGAGCATGATCTTGGAAGTCGGTGGAAACGCCTGTGCAATACCAAAAGTTTGAAGCGTCGGGAGTTGTGTACTTAACTCCTAGATAGACAGCAAAATAAGTATTAGGAGGTACGTCGACATCTAATTCAAATCCTACCCACTGCTCTCCAAATATATCTCCGGGCGCATAAGAATCTGAACTTTCGTAAGCAGGGGTTTGAGAATCGAGACCTACATAAGCGAAACAAAAAAGATCCCCAGCTGGTGTGCCAGTCTTCCCTATTTCAATTTCAAATTTAGATAGGTGCAAAGGATCTTTATCTGGCAAAGGTTCGAACACTTGCCCCTGTCTCCATTCGTTCCTAACGGTACCCCCGCTAATATTATTTCTATAAATTGGAGCACCTATAGTTTGTGCGATATCTGTGTAATCAAAAAGAACATCTTTAGATCTAAATGTATTTCCAGGAGGGTATATAAGAACTTTATAATCCGGGCTTGTCATTTAGCCAACTCCTCTTCGATATAGCGTCCTAATTTCTGAGCCACGAATCTCATTTGTGCCGGGGAATTAAAATCCATTGTCGCGTTTACATTTACTGTGACTGCTATAGGACGAGAATCATTCATTCGATTTAAAGGTATAACAGCTTCCGGACCAGCTTCTCCAATTAGGGCTAGGGTAGGGGAGGTGACCACTCCACCTTTGGCCATGGCAATCGCAGTGCTTGCAATCGCAGCGGCCTCCGCTACACCTTTTGCAGTAACAGCTGCAGCAAGAGCATAGTTAATTGGTGGAGGAGCAGAAGCAAGAGCCACGGTCGCAGCATGATGCGTTTGAATAATTGTAGAAGCCAGGGCAGCAGCTTTTTCTAATTGGAAAAGTGCTTTTACTTCTCCTCCGGCAGCCTCATTGAATCCGGCAAATGCTGAGCCCATGTTATTAAGAATTTGTACACGTTGTCCAACTAGATCAGCTTCAGCTTGTAGAATGCTCTCTTGCATTCGAAGGCGCTCTTCAATATTTCTACGAACAGAGTCTGTCCTAGCTTGTTCCTGAGTCTCAATCTCAGATGTTATCTGATTTTCCCAGAACTTTCTTATTTCTGCAGTTTGAATTCCATGTCTTTCCGCTAGAGCAATTTCTTTAGAGGCTTGTTCTTCAAGCTGTGACAAGCGATCAAGATTCGCGAATCTTCTTTGATCCTCAGTGGCTGCTATCTGCTTTTTAACCCTTTCCAATTCTTTCTTTGATAGCGCAACACCTGATCTTTCCAAGGCTTTATCTGTGGCTTCAGATATCCGTGCCATAGAAGCCACAGTTTGTTCTATTACTGTGGGAGTTCCAGAATCCATTCCTGAAGCAAGAGCCTCCATCATCCCTTTACCACTTGCCGTGATATCTGAGAGAGGTCCTTCTTCCGCATCGGATCCAGGTAAATATTTCCTTACCTTTGCCACGATATCTTTAACTGCCTGTACTGGAATGTTAGCAGCTGATTTTATTCCTTTTGTGAAGGATTCAATTAAGGCTTTTCCTTCTTGCCATAATCCAGTTGCTGATAGATAAGTCTTTATCGCAGTGAGAACAGCCTTTACAATCTCCACCCATTCCTTGGCAGTTTCCCACAAGTAGGAAATTGCGTTCACTGTAAACTTGAAAACTTCCCAGATCAATTTTAGTTGAACCTTAGCAACGCTATACATGGCAGTAACAACTGCTTTGAAAACTTCCCATGCTATGGTGATATTAGTTTTAACTACTTCTACGACAGCTGGGAAAACTATTTTGATAACTTCAAGAACTTTCTGTACTTCAGGTGAAGATGCTATTTCATTCCATGCAGCAAGGACATCAGTCTTAACGGTTTGGAAAGCAGCTCTTATGTCCTGAATCATTGGATCTATGAACTCAAGGATTCCGGAAATCACAGCCGCGGTCTTAGCTCGAATATCTCCCCAGTTCTTAGCCCAAGCAACAGCGAATACCCCTATCGCCGCGGTTATCAATGCAATAGGACCTAATATAGCAGCGACTGAGACACCGACTGCTGCCGCTACTGCCCCGATGGCGCTTACTATACCACCAACCACACTAATCATCATTCCCAAAGCCAGTAGGGCTGGACCAAGAACCGCTGTGATTGCCCCGATGGCGAGTACTGCATCTTGCATTCCTGGGGAAAGTTTGTCGAACTTATCTGCGAGCATTTCAACAATAGCAACAACCTTGTTTGCAACAGGAATTAATTTTGGAATTACTTTATCACCGAGGTTTATCATTGCAACGGTGAGCTTGTTCTTCATGATTTGGTAAGCTGCGTTTGCGGTTTTAGTCTGCTTCTCAAACGCCTCATTCATTGAGTTAGTCCCATTGATCATATCATCAAGGGTCTCGTTATAGGATTCATTCGCAGAGGTCATTAGAGAGAATGCAGCGAAGGATGCTTCGGAACTTCCAAAGAGTAATTTCAACTCTTCATTGGAAAGTTTCATCTTTTTCCGGGCAAATTCTAAAGCACCGCCAAGTCCACGCTCATCCATTTCTTTCCGGAACTTCTTAGTAGAGAAGCCCAATTTCTGCATGTTCTTATCCAGGACACCACCATCATCTCCAAGTTCTCTGAATAGAGCAGCAAGTTGAGTTTGAGCCTGGGCGGTTTTACCAGTCACCGAAGTAAGAGCCGCAGTGGAAGCTTGAAGGTCTTCAAACTTTACACCTATGGATGCAGCTTGTCCAGCAGCTTGTCCAAAGTTTGTAGACAATTGTGAAACTGTAGTGATACCATTCTTTACTGTTTTAAATAAAACATCAGCGTGCGCTTCCGCCTCTTCCGCGTTTAAGTCAAAGGCGTTTATAGCAACTGTTAGAATATTTGTAGCTTCTGATGTTTCACCTAAACCAGCAACGGCCAGTTTAGAAGACGCTGTTAAAGTCTTTATTGCTTTATCAGATTCATTTATTCCTGCAGAAAAGATTGCATAAAGGGACCCACCTAGATCATCTACATTCTTGGGAACTATCTTCAGTAGATCCTTTACACCTTCTTCTAATTCTGCAATAGCAGGAGAAGCATCTCCCTTGATAAGAGTAGACACGTTAGTAAGGGAAGTTTCAAAATCAGCAGCGAATTTTGCAGCACCTAATCCCAAAGCAGTAATGGGAGCAGATAGGGCTGTCATTGCCCTACCCGCTCCCTCAACTTTAGAACCGAAGCGGTCCATGACATCCCCAGCACGCTTCCACTTAGACTCTATAATCCTAGCGGCGCGTTCTGCGGACTTTTGGACCTGCTTTAGTATTTGGGAAGCTTCGTCCTCCCCAATTATTGTTACTACTACTTCTGCCACGATTTACCTCCCTGTACAGATGGAGAAGGAACTCACTCTGTAGGGGCGTTAGGTCTCCCGGGGTCTTCGCTAGCTGCATGTTCCCCATCAGGATCAACATCGCCAGCTCGTTCCCCGCCTGAGTTTCTGCGAAACGAACTCACTATGCCCGCCGCGACCCCCGTCATTCCGGAAAGCTCTTTAATGCCTCCGATGAGCGCGTCTTGCACGTCTTGTTCCATTGTGGATTCTTTGAGGTCTTTAACAGTGTAACGTACTTCTTTGCTTACGCTAAGACCGCACGCTAAGATTACCATGTTCGCTTCGTAATCACTGATAAAGGTCTTTTCCAAATCGATCTCCATCCCATCAAGATTCCCGCCCTTACTTTTAACTGAAATTCCCTTAACGCTCAAGGCTTCTACTTTTCCTTTTTCAGCGTTAGTTAAGGGGCGTACCTCAACTGGTCCGAGTGAAGTCTCAATAGTCTCGCGCTGAGATTTTCCATTGAGAAGTCGTTCCTTAGTAACAAAATCCTGTCCCATCTTGTCCTCCTTACGGATTGTGCAGACGATTGAAGTTCTCGATCACCGCCTGAATTATTTCCTCAGAGTCACAATCGTACTCTGCCATATATGCAATTTCTTGCATCATCTTTTCTTTTCCACTGGGCTGGATGTTTACACTCTGGAGAAGAACCCTTCCCATAGTTAAGACCCCAGATCCCCAACCACCAGAAGTTCCACCACCGTTGATAGTAAGTTCCAGAGCTTTCAACTGTGGATCTCCCTCAACGGCTCCACCTGCGTCTCCCCAGAAATCTTCAAGATACTGAGTTGACTCAAATTGAAGGGTCATAGTTCCAGATATCACCAGTCCTTCAACAGTCCCATCCTGAGGGAATCTTGAATTAAGTCCAATGTTATCTTCAGTGGAACCATTGTTGCTTATGGTCATCGCTAACGCCCGGACCTTTGCGGAGATGTCGCTGAGTGCTCCACCAAAGTCTCCAACTTTTAATTGCACGTCAGCGAAGGATTTCTGTCTTTCACCGTGGCAATTTGAAGTAAGAAGAAGGTCTTCCAAAGCTTTGATAGTTTCCTTCTGATCTATCTTGGAAACAACATCGATAGCCATGTTGGCCAACTCTTGCTCAACGCTGAAATCGAGAGAGTTGATGATGCATCCCAGGAATTTGTGTTCGAAGATATCCTTTCCTACAAATGCGTTGAAAGAGGGGATATCATTTCCCAGAGCTGGGGTGATGGTGTGGATGTAGTACCCAGTGTCATAGTCTGCTTCATACGTTGTTGATTCAGTTAATCCTTCCAGATGAACTTCACCAGTCGCGTAGTTGATCCAGCCTGAGATTCCGGATGAGGCATCTTCAACAATCTTTCCCCACCCATCATCATGCGCGTACTGAGTAGCGACACCGTCATTGAGCTCGAAAGAGCCCTGGATAACTGGGAAACTGGCTAACGTAAAGTCGAGCTCAGTTTCTCCTACACCTGTTGAATGGTCTTCGTCTGATACAGATGATACGTTAGTGGAATCAATCGCTGAAACACCTAACGCCAAGTGCAGCAGGTAAGCCAACGATGAAATGCTGGCTGCGAACTCGGCCCCTCCCGAAGGAGCATAAGGTCCGGGTATCGCGTTCGCGGGCATCCTTCCGATCCCGCCTTCGTACTGGATAAAGGGCTCACTGGGTGAATCGAGACTCGCTCCCGTGATATCAATGTGCAGATCTGCATCTGACACATCTTCCCCGTAAGTATTTTCCAGTGCTAATCCTAAGTAGCGTAATGTAGCCATTATTCGACCTCCTCTGTTTCGAATCTCATTTTGATCTGGACAGCGGCTCCATGAAGAGTCTCATTATCTATGATACGAGTATCTCCGGGTGACCACCCTATTCTCTTTATATAATGCACTAAATCGCCTAGTGTTTTATCTACGTTTCCTGTCGTCGGGTTCTTAAATAGGGAAGCGCTGGCTCGGATGGCTAGCGACTCAGCTTCTTTCCTTGCATCTTCAGGATCTTTTTTCATCGAGATCCCAATGATGTGATACACTGGGAACCAATCTTCGTGCAGTGCCATCATCCCTTCCGGATTAATTGTACTTGGTTCAGGGAGAACCCAAATGAGGGGCGGCTTAAATTTGTAGGCCTGGTCCTTCCTTCCAACGATGCAATCATTTATATCTTCCCCGAGACTATTCTTTATCCGGTTCCCTATCTCAGATCTAATATTTTCTAATTTTGAAATTAAACTCATGTAGCGTACCTCGCTATAATGCTATCCGCTATTTCATCAATCTTTCCTTCCACTGTATCAATGGCCCTATCAATAAAAGGATTAGGCTTTTGACCTGGATGATTTCTAACTGCTCTAACCACAACGTTCTGCCCACCGGCTTTAAAGCTCAAGGCTTTTTTACTCTTAGGAAAAATATCAAAGGCTTTTTTGCTGGGTCCATGAATCCCTGTTCCAAACTGAACATACTTCCAATAGTAAGCGTTGATTGAAATAGTGAATTCATTCTTTCCAGATGATTCCGGAAACTTAACTGATCCAGCCAGACGCCCGGTGTCTACCGGAGCCTCCTTTGAGATCTCTCCAAAGAGTGAGATCGCGACTTGCTCTAAGATCTCAGGGATTATTTCAACAATAAATTCCCTAGCGAACTTATCTAAATCTGAAAAATCAAACTCTACTTTTAAAGGATCATGCATCATCATCCTCGTGCGTGTAAGTTGACATTCCAAAATTACTGTAGTCCTCAGTCCCATCACCTATTTTCGCTTCGGTGAAAAGATCCAAGATCTCCTTCACTTCGCTAGTAAGGATCTCACTTTCACGTTCACGAACTATTTTAAGGGTGATGTCCTGCGGAGATATCGCATCCAATTTCCTACGCTGTCTTGCAAGTCCTACAATGTTGGACGCCATCATGGTGCAAGCTCTGCAAATTCCTTCCGGCCATGGGTAGTCCCAAGTTTTCAGTGTGTATTGGTCAATGATCTGGGAAGCTTGGCTAATCCATATAATCAGCTGCTCATTTAGTCTTCCTTCGATCTCTTCAAATTCCTGGTCTTGTATTCCGGTCATTCGAATGACTTGGTCAGGGGTACAGTAGCCAATAGGTGAAGGCTGGTACGCTCCACAGTCGGTCATTCCCCTGGATCCACTAACACCATTAAGGCTGAGATAGGGCGCTCCTACGCCGAACTGCAAAGCCGGACTACCGGATTCCGGATATAGATCCTCATCGAGTTTTAAGTAATCAGGTTCACCTGCCACAGCATTGGAATGTAAATGAGCTCTTAGCATGGCTCTATAAAATGTCATTGCATCTTCTACTGTGTAAGATCCCCATTTGTCATCTAAGAAGTATTCGTAAACTGAGAATAAAGATCCATCACCATAGAAGTAAAATGATCCAGATCCTATGTCCGGAATTTCAACAACCAGTCCGTCCTCTACACTGTGATCCCAAATGGAGTTGAAGCTAATTGCAGCTCCAAGATTCCACGCTGATCCAGAAGCATGAACACCAATCTTAGATTTTATAGTGCAACCTAAAGCACTTACCAGATATATCGCTTCTTCAACTTGATCATCGAAAATATAGAACCCGTATTCAGGACTTTCAAGTATAGATCCATTCATAAAGGTAGTAATAAGTCCATGCCCAAAAGTCTCATCCCTTATACCTACGCAGGTTCTAAATCCCTGGATCTTTGATTGTTCTATAAAAGTCCGGTAAGAAGCATTGTAGATTCCATAAGTACCAGTTAAACCCTCATCGCAGTGAATGTTGCAGTCTTCATACAGGAAGCCGTCTGGAAAAATCCAAATTAACCCATTAAAGTAGGCAAAGTTTAAAGCACGCCCATCATTCTCAGTGACTTCCATTTCGATATTAGAGAACCATACATTGTTCATGAATCTTTGATCTGCGTCTGCGCAATATTTCCCTTCAAACTTTACACTCTCACCTTCAGCCCCTTCAATTTTCAACCAGTGAGGTCCTGATAAAAATAATGAAGGTTCTACGGTGTGAATGTTTAGTACTGTATCACCTGTAGGAGGTGTATAGGTTCCGGTGTACCCACGTAAAATATGAGTCTCCGTAAATTCAGCACTACCAACAGCAGCAGCTAAGGCTTCAAGAGCAGCCTGTGGACTGGCGTAGGTCTTATCCGGACCAAATTCATATACTGCCATTTCACACCTCCTCTTTTAAAACTTTGGCTGCATCTACAAAACCTCTTTCCTTAGCCACTTGTAGAGGAGTCCGTCCGAATCTATCTTACACATCTTTAGCGACACCTTCCTTGATCATCGCAGTGGACATTTTATCTGAGCGGCTCATGATTTGCACGAACTCATAGTTCTTTTTGCCGGATTCATCAAGAGTCTCTTTGATTTCCTTGGCAGTTATGATAAGTCTCGGCCAACGTAAGATCTCAATTTTCCATTCCATACATGGCTTAAGATCTAAAAGTTCTTGTTTTGTAAATTCAGTCATAGTTTTAAACCTTTTGTGGGGGCCGAAGCCCCCACCCTAGGGTCAATAGATTGTTGCTACGACGGTGGCTTCCGGTTCTTCGAACTGGTAGTCCGTCTCGGTATCGATTATGATATTCGTGCGCTTTGCTTTCGCTTCGCGTTCCTGTTCCATCTCCACCTCGTGGAAAATTCCGTAGATGGTGTTGTCAGGATGTGTGAGCCACGCCTTGTTCTTCGGCATGTTCGGAACATACTGAACCCAGACGTCCTCGTACTGCACGCGAACGGCTCCACTGCCGGTGGTCTGGAACTTGTCACCAAGATCTGTACCACGGGCTTTCAGGATATCGCGATAGGCTTTGAGAACCCACCAAGGAACATTGAGATCCCATTCCGAAGGACGCATGAAGTATTCTTTAGGAACGACTTTGATCAAGCGATCAAACATGTTCTCAGGGAAGAGTACTCCGGAGGATGCGTTGCGGTCAAAGGATTCCGCGGTGTACTTAACAAAGTAATCCGTGGACGCTGTGAGACCAGTGAGAACGATCTTACCATTTTCATAGTCGATTGTTCCAGCGATCCCTGAAGCAGCTACCTGGTCGATAACACCATCGCCATCTTCGTCAGCAACCAGGGTTCCTGAAGTTGATGTAGTATAAATCTCGAAGGTTCCTTCTGTTATAGGAAGCTTGTCATACCACACTGTAGCGGTTGTTTCACCAACCCCTGTCGAAAAGGAAGCAGATGAGGCATCATCGTATGCAGCATCAGCGTCTTCAACGCATTCACGTCTGGTAAGTTTTAACCAACCATCATTGAGTGCAAGAAACGCGTCACCTGATCCGGTGTCACCCTTGATCGCCTGCTCTTCGATGTCCAGTCCGCCACGTTCCGACATCATGTCGACTATGGTTCCCTGGAGTCCCGCCCGCTCAGGGTTATTCCTCAACATCTGATCTGTGATCGAAACCACTCCCTGCATGCGCGCAGAGATCAGCTGATGTTGAGCGAACTGAGGAGATACCCAATCGCTTTCAGCTTTGGGCTGTCCTTCTACCGGAGGAGGTCCCATGACCCTTTCACCGAAAGCAATGCGATCGATGTCCACCTTGGGAGCGTTCATGATCTGCAAGCGGTACCTCTGGAGTACGACAGTTTTGTGTTGCAGGGTCCGGACATAGCGGTTAAACTGTTCCGGTTCCAGGATCGTATCACCCAGAGTAGCCTGCGTGGTGATGCCCTTAAAGGCAGCATCCAAATTTGCCAGCATTTCAGATAGTGTAGGCAAGATGCACCTCCCTAATCATAAATCCGACGGCCCGCTATATCCCTCTTGAAATTGGGGACGGCAGGTTCCGACGGGCTGGAGCCCTTGAGCGCGTTGGGCGTTGAAACAGTCTTGATGAACTCATCGATCTTCTCGAGATCTTTCTTATGAGTAGCTTCCATTTCCTCGATCTTGCCCTTAAGAGCTGTTATTTCCTCATTCTCCTTTGGTTCTTCCGCGGGAGGAGGGTCCGCTTTAGCTTTCTCTGTGACTGCTTCCACAATCTCAGGGACAGCTGCTTTTACCGCTGCGGAGGTCTCAGTCTTAATAAGATCTGTGAACTCCTGTTTTTCTTCTTCCGTCAAAGGCATAGTTGGTTCCTCCTTTTTCTTGCCTTTTAATCCATGAAGGAGTCGCCTGTACCAGCTGTCGCCCTCCTCCTTCACCGCTATAAACCTGCTCTTGAAAACTGAAGGATTAGGAAGGATGGAGACCGCCACTCCAACCCAATCCGGTCCCAGATCCTTGAGCAAAGTCTTTCTATATTTCGTACCATCAAAGTGCATCCCAATGGGCCCTGCACTCTTTGCAGCCATGAAAGATTCCACGTCATTCTTTTTAGCACCCATAACGGAGAACCCTTTTAATGAGCCGCTTTCTACATCAGGCCAAGCATCTTCATGCACCTTCACGCCCAACATCCAGGTGCCCGCAGGAAGAACCATTTCCTCCCCATCAATCTCATACCGTTCCTCGAAGCGCAAAAGATCTGAGGATACTGGTACTCCGGATTGTTTTAGGGTATGGCTTAGGTCCACGTACCTGAAATGTTCCATGAAATCGTAAGCCACCTGCTCAATCTTTTGTGAAGTGAGAGATTCACCATCACTGTCCTTTTCACCAGGAACGAGAACTGGTCCAACCACAATCTGCTTTGCGGCGTTCTTTGTAACAATCGTCCCGCTTAATGAAGGACCCTCATCAAGTTCCTTGATAAAAGCCTCGGTCATTTCCCGTGTAATCTTCTGTACCTTTGATCGAAGATTACTCACATCGATTCCCATTTGCTCTGCTTGGGAAAGGAAGTAATTAAATTCATCGAATGCTGACATCGTAGTCCCTCCTATGCAGCCAGTCTAATAAGCTCATACTCGTAGAAAGATTGCTTACCAGGTGGCGGAGCCATATTCGCGGGCATTAAGAATGGTATAGGTCTACACCTACAACTAATCCACTCACCAATAGGCCCGCTCCTATCATGTGGATGTTTTAAACCATTAGGAAAAGTATCACCTTTCCTTACAATTAGTCCGTGTATTTCTTCGTGTGAGCTCCGTGTTCGCTTATCATTTGCTGACCACCATTGAACGTACTGGACACCCGCAGCATACATCTTCGCGATTCGAGCATTTGACTGAGCACTATTGACCTCAGTCCTCGCGATCCTCTCAGCCTCGTAGGAGGTGAGCCCTTTGAATTCTCCTTTAATGAGTTCCGCAGTCTCTTTAGTACCAAGTCCCTGTTGATACGCCTGGGTCAAGGTTGTATTAAGATCCCCCTTAAGTCTATTCATTGTGAGGGTTGAAGCCTGGAAAGCCAACTCTTGTAAGAGGACTATTGAAGCTGGAGCACCAGCTGCTTCTACTAAGACAGATTGATAGATCAAATCCCCTACCTCGTTGTAGAGCGGATCAAGAGAAGCCAGCGCAACGGTCCTTTGTAGTTGTCCATTGGTCACCATCTTCTTAAGGATCCTCTTTTTAGCCTTGTCAAAAACTCCCTGCAATCTACGAGCAAGGGCAGCCTCGTTCTTTGATCTAGCCTTAACTGCGAGCCTTCCATAAAGGCGTTCCACAGCAATATATTTATTTAAGTCTTTCACCTACCACCATTACAGTTAAATCAACGGTCTTTCCTTCCGGAGCCTGAGCAAAGAGTTGAAGCCAGCACATGAGTCCAGCGTCTTCGATCTTTAAAAAGGCCATGCTCTGAGCAGCCAAGGTTTTATAACCAGAAGGAACTGCATCGGGCTCTATTTCCAGTTTAATCCCTTGAGCTGCTGGATCGTCAGACATCATTACAACAATGTCCGCCACGGCATCCTTGGAGCTTTCATTTGTGACTATAAAAGCCAGCTTTCCAATCCCCTTGCAATTGATAGGATGGGTAACTGGGAGCAACTTGTCACCTACTTTGTCGGAAACGAATTCGTTGATAAGTTTATTCTTCTGGCCATACGCGCCAGCAGGGTTCTTATCTGATGTTTTTATTTGCTCTAAAGCCATGATTACCTCGCATAAAATCCATTTACCTGAACAGTCATTTCACCGGGAGCCACTGTAGATCTCATCCACACTTGTGCGTAACCAGTTGCAGGTGTTTTAACTTCCGCTACCCCTACATCAGTTGCGGCTAAAGTATTTAGATCAAGTGGTTCACTGTCCGTTAGGAAATCACTGTCAAATAAATCCAAATAGCCACTGACGATGTTACCATCAGCATTCGGTGTCCCGAATCTCAATTGAATAGCTGTCACATCCCGAGAACCTGTAATGACCTGCATTAACAGGCGTGTGATGTTTGTGAGATCCATAGCAGGTGCTATTGCTTCTAATGCCGCCTCACTAATACTATTCGCAAACGATGTTTGAACAAAGGATACTCGATCCTTAGCTTCAACAGTACCGTCTCCATACTCTTCACGTGTAGGTGCAAAAATGTTTGCCATTTAATTACTCCTTAATAGTTCATCAGATAAACTCTTGATAGCCTCTAGAGCGTCGTCGCTGAATAGAGAATCAACGGGTTTGCCATCCATGTAGTAAAGGTAAAGGTGGGGTTGTTCCTTCTCTGTAGGAATCTCTAGGCCAAACTCTTCACCAAAACTTTTCATGAGATCAACTGGACGCATGGCACCCCGATCAAAGAGGAACTCAGCCACTTCTTTTTCATGAGTCTCTTCAGCAAGATCAAGGTCATTGAAGTAGAATGTTGTTCCCTTATTTTGAAACCCCTGTCTAATAATGTACACGTTCATTAAGGATGCAAGACGTTGTTTCCTAGGTGCGATAACTGAGTCCCTGTAGATCCGGTTAGACTCAACAGCGGTTGATCCGCCAAGTGACCCGGTTTCAACAAGTCCAATCCTGTAGGCCGGAACACCGTGAGCCACAATTATTTCATCCCTGTTGTCCTTGCGGTATAACCTGAAGGACGCTTCTTTAATTTCAACAGCCAAAGGTTTAAACTCAATGTTAACCTGTGACTCTGGAGTTTGTCCTGGGACAGCGATCAACAAAGGGCTGTGAGGGTTCTGCGCAAGTGTAGCAAGATGCTGTTTTATCTGTGCTATGATGGCGTACTCAAAGTAGGATGCGGTTTGCCCTTCCTCACCAGTGTAGTCCTCACCCAGTGTTCCGGTCCCATCATCCTCGAGCTTTACTCTTTTCTTTTTCCCGAGGTTGTAATCACCTGTGATATAGATCGCGTAAGCTGGAACACCGTGGTTCCTAAAGAAGTCTATGTTGTAATCACGAAGGGCTCTCATTCCTTCCACGGCTCCTACCGCAGGGATGATTGGGGCCAGTCCGTAATAGTCAGAGCGAGATGATGGACCCATTTCCCAGATTACCTCAGTGGCTCTCTGTTGTGGATCCAAACTTTTCAATGGAGACTCATTCCCATTATCCTTGTCCACGTCCTTCTCATATCCGAAAGCCTTAAACCATCTCTCCTTTGTTCCACGCTTCTGCATGTACTTGTTCCCGTCCTTGTGAACGCGAATTGTTTGCCCTGGTATGTGGGCCAACGTTGATGGTTTTCCATTAGGATCATAGAGTTCTCTCACAACCTCCATCGCAAGATATCCCAGTTGTTCAAAATCACGCTGGGCTTCAACGAGGATGGAGCTTATTGGTTTTCCATGTCGAGCGTCATCAGAGAAGAAGGATCCAACCTCCTTGTCCTCATCGCCCTCTAAGTGATATCCGAGGCCCGCTACATCATTTGCCTTTACATCGCAGCACTTGTTATGCCACGTGTTGATCTCAGAGATCCCTATCAGGGTCTCCGGATTATGAATGGGCTCAATGAGTCCGCGGTCTGTGTAATTTGTTGCAGCGAATCGGTCAGTAGGAAGGACCTGTGAATGTGCACCCTTCACCGCGTAATATGAAAGCGCGTTGAACGAAACCACGTTATTACTTTTCGTTGCTATGAATATTGGTTCATTGCTCATGCTGCGAAAGCCTCCTGCGCTCCATGTCTGGACATCCACGCTATCGCCTGTGTTGTTGAATCCACCTGATCCTTGTAGGCTGTTTCAGGGAACTCATCCAACTCAGTGAAATAATCAGAGAGCCAGGGAGCGTGTTTGGGAACGTGGATCCTTCCAGCCTCAAACCTTCCACTCACTGCGTCGGCTCTTTGAATTTTATCTCGGTTCACAGGGATACCGATCAAGGGTATCTCTGACTCAACTCTAAGTTCATGCAGTAGATCTCTACCGCTGGCTGCCTTTTCAACGAGCACTGCATCTGTGTGATGCTTTTCGTGGAGCGCTATCATCCTCTTCTTGACTTCGGGAAACACCCCCCGGAATCTCACGACGTCAATGAGGTAATATTCACCACCTGTGTCACCCCACACAGTGCCTACGTTATAGGCATTTCTTTCTCCTTTTTCAAAAGCCGTGTCCCATGAAGCCACGACCCTTGAGAAACGAGGAAGCATTGTAATATCAAAGTCCTGTTGTATCCAGGCTATTTGTAGAATGGACGTGGCTCCCTTGTTAGGCTTCTGCTGAAAAAGGCAGTTAAAGGAGTTAGGTCCAATCTCTTCTCTGGTTCGTTTAAGAATGTCAAGCGAGAACTGGCTTTCCCACAACGCCTGTCCTGGTTGACGTGGATCAAACTCTGAAGGATCCTGATCCTGGATGGCAGGGAGTCTCGCAACAACCCATTTTTCTTCTGGCCATTCTCTGAGCAACCATCCACAAAGATCATCGTGGTGCCACCGAGTCATAGGGATTATAATTGCCCCACCAGGCATAAGCCGTGTACGAGCCACGTCTCTGTACCAGTCCTTAAGAGCCTCGCGGTACACTACGCTGTTCGCCTGTTTCCTATCCTTTATTGGATCATCAATGACAAAGATGTTTGCGCCTTTACCTGTGATCCCTCCGCCCACGCCTGCAGCCACAAATTCGGAGCCGGTGTTAAGGGCCCAGTGGGAACCAGCAGTCCCAATATCCTTGGCAAGGGTCACGCCTGGAAATAGTCTCTTGAACACTGGGCTCCGAACCTGGTTGCGGGCTTTCCTTCCAAAACCTGTGGCCAATGATGAAGCGTAGGAACCTATGATCATATGTAAGTTAGGCATCTTGCCCATGGCGTAGGCAGGGAACCTCACTGATGTTTGTTCTGATTTACCGTGACGTGGTGGCTCGTTGAGGATCAATCTTGTTATCTCTCCACGGATTACACGCTCAAGAAGATCACCGACTTTCCAGTGATGCCAGTTGGCCTTGTAGGAAGGATATGTGAGGGCTGTGTACCGCACGAGATGTCTGCGGCTCAACTCTTCCGCTACCCTCTCACGCTGCATCCGGCTCATCATCTCTGAGCATCCCCTCTAATTGATCTTCATTGTACAACGTTAGTTCTCCAGTGTCTGAAGCAGCTTGTAAGGAGCCTATTAGTTCTTGCTCCATCTCAAAAAGTTCCTTAAGGTGTGTCATCATCGTAACGGGAATCATTGATGGTGAGATGGTCCGAAGCCTTATAGCAAACTTATGCTTAAAGGTCTGGGTCATGTTCAAGGTTTGTTCAATTGACTTGACCAGGTCCAACTCGCAGTTATCTAACACCTTGTCATAGATCTTATTGAGTCTTTCGTCCCAATCATCTTCTTTTCTGTACCGCTTGATAGTGTTGACGTGGCAGCCTGTTTCTTTCGCAATGGCTTTCAACGTGAAACCTTGAGCATACATTTTGAATGCCCCTACGCGATCTTCTACAGCTACCCGATTACTACTATCTTTACGCCTTGTTGCACGTTCCATTAAATACATTATAACATACTTTGGCTAATTTGTAAAGGTATCATTTGTTACAGATCGGATATCTACTAACTTATTTGTCCCATTTTTGAATTTGTTAAAATAAGTGTACATTTTATATATGCCCCTACCACTTGGCTCAGAAACGTAAGGCAATAATAGAGGATGTTAAAATAAGTGTACATTTTTATATTCATACCTCCCGTACAAGGAAAGCGTTCCACTGCCCCAAATATTTTTATATATTCGGAAAATGTACACTTATTTTAACACAGGGGTAGCCGTATCACCATTTAGATAAAATTATTCAGTGTGGTATAAATATAAAATGTACACTTATTTTAACAAAACGGCTAATAGCGGATATTTAGTTGTTTACTTACTGAATCTAATGTATTATAATATACATTGACGATAGCAATAGTAGGAGGAATAGTAGATGATTTTCAAATTAGGGATGTGGGACGATAAACATTTATCGCTCGAGATCGCATCACTTAACGCACAAAGGTTTCAGGAAGTCGTGGAGTTGATCCGTGAATTTCCTGAGCGTCGGTATTTAAAGGACTACAAGATCTGGCGAATACCTGTAACACAACCTAACCTAAACTACCTTGCCACTTTCGACCCCGCTGAATACGTCGTTGACCCTGAGGCTAAGACACTTCTTCGTTACGAGGAGCTGACAAAACGCAGGGCAAGTAGAAAACGTGCTAATCGGTGGGAGTATTTATTTAATGACCAGGTGCCTGACGTGCCATACGCTGAGTCGATAACAGAGCCGTTCAAACACCAGATCGTTGCACTTGATGCAATCCACGATACTGAGTACTTCGGTTTACTTATGGAGATGGGCACCGGCAAAACGAAGGTGATCGTGGACGAATGTTTTTGGCAGGCTAAGCAGCGAATGGGAGATCCTCCTTTCAAAGTTCTGGTGGTCTGCCCAAAGACTGTCATGGACATCTGGATCCATGAATTTGAGAAACACGCCAACCCCAACATCCCTTACTGGATAGAAAAGATCGGAACACAGGGTAGGGGTATCAAGCAGATTACTCAGGGCATTAAGTCACGTGTACCCTTGAAAATATTCGTAACAGCGTTTGATAGAATTACTTCAATGAAAGATGTGTACGCCCGCCTGAATTTAAACTTCATGGTACTTGATGAAAGTACGAGGATAAAGAATCGTAGGGCGAAAAGGACGAAGGCGTGCCTGGCTCTTGCGGATCACGTTGAGCGTAGGGCAATCCTTACTGGAGCGCCGTTAGTCAACAACATCCTAGATCTTTGGTCACAGTTCGAATTTCTACAACCCGGCTCATTAGGCTACTCATCCTTCTCTCAATACAGAGAGCGTTACGCATCTTATAGAAAATTGCAGGGCGGTCATAAGAAGATCACTGGTCCGAAACGCCTTGAAGAATTGAAACACACAATGGCGATGCACTCATTCGTTGTGACGAAGGACCAGTGCCTAGATCTTCCACCAAAATCTTACCAGACACGGGCCGTTGAGATGACACCAAAGCAGAGAGATCTCTATGAACAGATGATAGAATTCTTCGTTGCTTCGCTCGCCGGTAAAGAGTCTGTGGCCAAGGTCGCGATCACCCAGATATTAAGGCTGGCTCAGATCTGCTCAGGGTACTTGCCCGACGTAGGTGACTTCAGTGATGCGAAACTGTTGGAGGTGGAAGAAGTCGTAGGGGAATCTAATGGTCCGATTCTAATATGGGCAAGATTTAGACACGACATTAAAAAGTTAGAACAGTGGTGCAAGAAAAAGAAGATACCCTACGGAACACTGTATGGTGGAACTAAAGATGTAGACCGGTATAAGAATATAAAGGCGTTTAATGAGGGTCGAATAAAGATTCTTATCGGACAGCCTGGAGCTGGAGGAATCGGGGTAACTCTACTTGGACCAGAGGATGATAGGTGCCACACCGTGATCTATTATTCTAATGACTTCGCTCTTGAACCTCGAATACAGAGTGAGGATCGGTGCCACAGGATCGGACAGACCGTACCGGTAACGTACATTGATATTGTATGTGAGAATTCAATTGATCTGGTGATCGCAAGGGCACTGCAGAATAAACGAGACCTGTCCGAATACATAAAGGACATGACCTCGATCAAGGAGTTATTAATTGGAAAATAGAATAAAGAAATTAGAAGAGGAAGTTAAAAAGATTAGTTCCTTCATCTCAAGATTCAAATCGTGGAACTATATTCAACAAGCAGATCAATTGTCTCCAGAAGAGGCTCATGCGCTTTTCGATAAGTATATAGGGAGCTATGAGACAGAGCTTAAGATCCTCAAGGATAAGGTCCATGACATTGATAACGTGCTCGATGATCTTGTTCCTGAGGTTGAAGAAAATTTAGGTATAATGGTCACAGATAAAAGAGGAGACACAGAATGACTTGGTTTAAAGAAGTATTATATTTAGAAATGTTGAAACGCCAGAATCAAATGCTTGAAAGAATGATGGCGGAGAACAAGGGGCTCATCAATCAGATCAGTAAACAACTTGGTCTAGAGATCTATCACGAGGACTTCAAAGTAAAGAATAGGAAGATCTTTACAACGCAGTTCACTGATCAGTTCCTGGAACTCTTCGACGAGGATCTCGCTACTTTGATCACCGGTTGCATATTAGAGCAGCTTAATTCTGCTCCGACCGAGATCAGGTTCAAGGGTAACGAGCTCATTGACCTGGCCGATGAAATAGTGGCCATGGTAGCTGAAGGTTTGGACGTTGCTGAGCTAATTGAGAAGTATAATGGAAAAAGAAAAGATAACAAAACACTTCGAACTGGAACCCACTGAAGAGGGCGGTTTCCTCATCTACACTTTTTCATGTTGGATGAAGGCAAACACCGCAGTTCACTGGGTAAACAACAACACGTTGGCGCATGCTCAAAGATACGGAAGACAATGTGTAGTGAGGGACCTTAAATGAAAGTCTGGATAATTAAAGATGGTGGACATGATTATGGAGATGCTTCTAATTTCGGAGAGATTGACATGCTCTTTGAGCAGCGTGTCTACCCGTTCGGAAAAGCGAAAGAGTTAGAGGAAGATCTAAATAGACGCCCCGTATGTAGGGATGATTATTTCCTTCCTTCTGGCTCCTTGATGTTGAACCTCATTGCTTTTAACTGGTGGAAGGAAAAGTTCGGGCGAGTAAAAATACTAATGTTCAATGCTAAGACCAGTAAATACGTGGAGTGTGTACTATGATCATTTCACTATGTAAGGATAAGGCGTGTAAGTACTGCCAGGATCTTGAGCTTACACCTTCACCATATTGCCACAAACATAGGAGGCTATTAAATGAAAAACCTAGACAAGGCGTGGGACCACTTCCACAAAATCCAAAAAGAATTCAATGAGTTGGATTCCTACTTTGAAGAAATCGAGCAGATATCCGAGACCCTGGATCCTCAGGAGCTGGGTAGATGGAAAGTACTTTTAAAACAATCGCGTGACTTCTTTAAGAAACAAAAGGGTCACCTGGGCAATCGTCAGAAAACTTATGATAGAAAGCTAATGCGATTAATGGTCAATCACGGACTTGAAGTGATGGACATTGATGGACAGCGGCTCAGGGCAAAGATGAAAGGATACTTTGCTCCGAAGAAGGGCTTCGAAGAAGAAGCTCCAACGATGGTGGTGGTAGATAAAAAGATGGTCTCATACCTGTGTGAAGCGGCTTTAAAGAGTGGACATCCGCTACCACGATACGCTCGTGAATACCTTGAGCCAGTTATCACTGTTCGTAAGATAAAGAGCTAACGCCAATGGCGCTCTAAAGGAATACCATATGACAAAAATGAAAAAGAAACAAAACAAAGAAGAACTCGCACCTAAATACATCAAAGAAGGTGAAGAGGGCTTAGAGAACGTGACTGGAAAAGATCTGGTCATACCACGACTTGTTATCATGCAAGCCTTAACCCCCTCAGTTGAAGAGGGAAATAATGAGAAGGGGCAAGTACTCAACTCATTAACGCAGGAAGTTTGGTTGGAACCTGACGAGGAGGCTGAGTTCATTCCGATTTATCATATGAAAGAATGGATTCAGTGGGCCTCACGGGACAGCGGACAGGGGATTCTTGATCGATCATCAGATCCGAACAGTGAGCTCGCGATGATGTCTGCTCGCGGTGAGAAAAATGATGAAGGTAAATTCATCGTCACCGAGTATCACAATTTTATCTGCGTTTTCAGGTCACAGGGTTTCTCGAAGCCCGTCATTCTGCCTTGTTGCAGATCGAATCACAAACATGGTAGGAAATTGCTTGGGCTTGCGAAGTACAGAGGGACATACCCACTGTACGCTGGACTCTACACGTTGTCTCCCGTGAAAGAGACAAATAAGCAGAGTCAGTCCTACTATGCCTGGTCAATTGAGAATGCTGGTTGGGTTGGAGAAGATGAGCTGGCTGAAGCTGAAAAGATGTACCAGGTAATCTCTTCCATGAAATGGCAGGATGCTGGTCCTGTCGAAGATGCTCCCGAGGACGACGGGGAGATATGAAAAATTGCGCCATTGGCGGGTGCTCTAACCGTGGTCACTCAGCGTGTCCACAATGTACCCACTGGACGCCCTCGAGGCGCTCGCGGTACTACTACTGTGCTCGGTATTATGCAGCGAGGATTACGTGTGATCTTCCAAAAGGATCCTGTGAGTCTTGCCCACATCATGAAGAATCTGTAGGAGAGGGTAGACCAAATATCCTAGGAATAGATTGGAATGATCCAAAAGATCGAAATGAATATCAACGAGAGTACATGAGGAGAAAAAGAAATGATTCTTAAATATGATAAAGTTTCTGCTTCAACTGAAAAAGCTATTCTATTTCAATTTGATGATGAAGAGGTGTGGCTTCCAAAATCACAAATTTTAGATCACTCTTCAACTGATAAAGTAGTAGAAATCGAAGACTGGATCGTAGAAGAAAAAGGATTAGAATGTTATCAGATTTAGAAAAATGGCTCGATGAATTTGGATTCGATTACGAAGAATCTGGAGATGACTGGTACATGGTGCTATGTCCATTCCACGAAGACAACCATCCATCGGGTTTCATAAATAAAACTTCAGGTGTATTTCATTGTAAATCCTGTGGAGCAAAGGGAGATGTGTACGCGTTACTCGCTGCGAAAGTAGGGAGGTCACGTGAATCCGTAATTGCCCTGTGCTCTGGTAAAAGCACAACACTTCCGCAGGATCGGATCTACAAACAACACGAGGCCCTCATTAAAAATAAAAAGATCATTGACGTGATCGCAGAAAACAAGGGTCTTAATGAAGAGACAATAGTAAACTATATTCTTGGATGGGACAAAGATCGCGTATCAATTCCTATCTTTGATGAGAAAAAGAATGTGGTGAATGTTCGTCGGTGGTCACCTAAGGCAAAGAAGTTCAAGGTGATTAACGCGAAAGGATATGGTGGGCGTAGACTTTATCCTATCGAAGCTCTTGAGCAAGATAAAGTAATCTTGGCTGAGGGTGAGCTCAAGGCTCTTTTGCTTCGCCAGTTAGGATTCAATGCAGTATCCCCTACAGGTGGGGCGGGCACGTGGACACAAGAATGGAATAAGTTATTCAAAGGTAAAATAGTCTACGTTCTTTATGACATTGATAAACCAGGAAGATCTGGATCTCAACGTGTTGCGACACAGTTGAACGGAATTGCGAAAGAACTTTACATAATCACTCTACCTATGAACGTGAAAGAATTTCCGAAAGGTGATATTACAGACTATGTTGTTGCCCTAGGGCATGGTCCATCCGATATTCAGGCGCTCCTAGACGGCGCTGAGGAGTGGAAGCCTATAGAGGTATATAATATAGAGGACCCAGAGGAAGACGGCCCT